TTTCCACCACTTCGGGATCTGCAACCGAATCAATTGCCTGACGTATCGAGTTAAAAACATAATTCGTTTTGTCGGTGGGGGCGCCACTAAGATTGCGGTTTGCGAAGGCGTCCATCTCAGTGATGTCTGTGCCATCGAATCCACCGTACATGGGGACCGTGAAGCGGTCGAAGCCTGCGTCAAGGACGCCGGCTACTAGACCGTCGACGCGTGTGAGCGACTGACCGCCACCAGCGGTCGGTCGGGTTAACTTAGTAAACGACCCACTGATCCAGCTACCCTGCGATCCCGATATATCATCGAGCGTGAAAGTGATCGAGCGCTCTGTTGAAGCGTCCGTGCCGAACATGGAGGCCACGATCGCACCACGTGGGCGCAAGAGATCGATGTTGGATGGAGCAAACACAGATCCGCCGGCGGTCGTTGTAGTCTGGTATCCGAAGTAGGCATCGGTGCTAGCGGGCAAGTTGCCCTGAGACGCCGAGACGCGGAGTTCTGGGGCCGGGTAGAATACAGCAGCCGAGCAGCCTGCGGCGCCGCCGGCGGTGCGAAGAAGCGTACCGCCGGGGGTGATGTCCGGTGTCGGGTGATCATAATCGGTGGATCCTGTAAGCCATGTGGACGCCGCAGTGGCAGCCGTGATGGTCAGATCGTCGGCATACTTTACGATGCCTTGGAAACCGAAGGGAAGTAGATCAGCGGATGTGAGGCCTGCGGCGACGTCGGAACTAATGTCGACTCGAATATACTGAGAAATATTGTCCCAGTCGCCTTTGGCCACGTAGCGGCGTTCCGTAGCGTCCCACGTAGTATACCGTGTTCCAATTTTGCGGCCGATATAATTTAAGGAGTCAGGATTCAGATCGCAATTGTTAAATTGCTCTATAACGCGGACGACGTTATCTGAGTCACGGAGGTGACGGACGACGACCGAGAATGTCCCATAGTCACTATCGTTGTCTGGAGATCTCTTGATATCCTGAATGGAAATTTTGAGGTTTCTATTGCTCCACTCTCCGGGCTGGGAGAGGGCAACGAACTTAAAGAGGGGTCGGGATGATGGGTTATTGCTTGTACGACAGGCAATAATCTGCGGCGTCTGTGCGGACTGTAGGGATGCTTGGTGATTTCCGGCAGAGCCGTTGGCGGCGCCGGCGGTGTTGTTGATACGAACAACAGCGCCCCAGGTAGTGGAGCCAGTGATGTTCGAGGCCAAGTGGCGATCAAATGTCTCACCAAGCCAGTAGTTTAAACGGTTCGATGCATCTGTGATGCCGGCGTTCGTTAACTGCGGGTTGGTGTTCAAGACCTTTCGGATGTACCGACTACTTGTACGATCGAAGTTGACGACACTAGTGGTACTTCCGCCGGCGCCGGGGCCGGAACCAGTCATAACAATCTTAAACTGCTTCGCCGTTCCGGTGTCAGCCACAATCCAGCTTGATCCTTGGACGCCGGCTCCGCCGATCGTTGGGGCGGCAGCACCGGTGAGCGCGACGTTTCCACTCAGAGCAACTGAGACGCCTTCAGGAGCATATATAATACCCGCGAGGACAAAATCAAAGCCGCCTTGGCGCCAGGGGCGCTGGCCGCCGGCATTGCCAGGGGCTTCACCTACAAGGAGACCCCAAGCGTTTTTCTTGTCCCAGCCGGCCTCTCCGGAATTCGCCGTGAAACCATCGGCCTGGGTGCCAAGTAGTCGAATGTAAGTTATGGGAGAACTATTACGAAGATAAGCTTGGGCTGCGTATGCACCGTAGGTGGTCGCAGTCGTGTCGTTACCTGTGCGCCAGACGTCGCCGCCGGCACCGCCGGGTGCTGGCGCGCCGAAGACGCTCACGAACTCTTCAAATGAGTCAACGCGGGTGGGACGTAATGCAGGACCTTTTGCGGCTCTGCCAATAATAACCGGGCCGATGCCTGCGGGAGAAGCAGGGATTTGAGAATTGTCAATCTCGTTAACAAAAACTCCCGGGGAAACAAATCTATAATTTTTAATCGACATTCGTTAGGTTCTCCTATACACTGAAAATGTTCAAAAGTAAATAGTGTTAAATAGTAGCAATGGTATTATTCTCTATAAAATCCATCTTTAATGTTGCTGGGTATATCGCCGAAGATTGTTCTTTCCCGAGCAAACCTAAATTCCACTGCATTTTGACGGCGCACGATTTTGGGTTTCTCCGCATTTGCGTCCTCTCCCATCAGATACCCTAAAACCTCGATATTAATACTGGTTTCATAGTTGCGTTGAGCCATTCCGATATCGGCTTTATTAGACCCATCCGAGAAGGATCCTTGAATAAAAACCTCATAAAAATGACCTTCATTGTGGATACGTTTGGGGGTCCGGGAGTTGCCCGGAACGGTAAAGAAGGGCGTGACAAGCTCATTCAACTGCTGCTGGTATTCGGTACGTGCTGTAATTTCATATGCCACCTTGACCCAGACAGGCAGAGGCATGGTAATTGTCTCGTAAACAGCACGTTGAGTGGACATATTGCGTTTATTGGTGTTTAGCATCTTGCCCGCTACCTTCTTATTAACCCCATAGCGGCGTCGCGAAAATGCATTTTGAAACTCTGCTGTCTTCTTCGGGCTAATCTGTCGGGCAACTGTAATAGTGCCGCCGGCCGGCCCTGGGGCCGGATATAGGTTGGCATATACACTGCCACGGAAGTCCGGCTCCTTGGTTACATTCGATCGATTCACCGTTAAGAGCGGCAGAATGAGCGTTTCTTCTGAGTCTCTGAGATCTTTATTATGTTTTAGCTGGTATGCCCTCTCGGCCGTTACCCAGAGTACCGGAACCTTCTTAAAGCCAGCATTGCTCGTCACTGAGAGATTTAACTCTTCGTCAATGAAGCGCAGCATTGCGCCATCGATGGTTTCCAGTGTCGAAGGCATGAATTCAATCTCATGCAATTTCTTTTCGACACCTTTATTACCCACATAATTATATTTTGTGGCTTCAGTGTCCTGAATTTGTTCTTGAGTACGTTTACTTCGCTTTTGACGTCGCTTAGTTGTGGGCATTAGTGGTCACCTACCCTACGTAGATGCCGGCGGGAACATTCTCCAGCACTTTCTTGGCCGAATCCTGGAGTCCAGCGTCGGTAGCAGCGAGCTTGTCGTATGTGAGTTCATTTAAGATTTCCTTGAGCTCCAGCCGCAGTGAATCCTGCTCAGATTTTGCTTCTCCCAGCAACGCGGCATGATTTAGGGTGACCGACTCTCCCGGGATGGGGACAACGGCAAATTTACCGCGGATTTGACCTAGCATTTCTTTGGTTAATGCTAAAGCGAAGCGTCGAATCCACTGCTTTCCAATAGAATTAATCTTATTGTAGGGAAGATTATTAAAGGGCAGTGTGTTTAAGTTGTTGACTCCCCTAATTCCGTCTTTCCCTCGAGGATTTTCCTCCCACGGCTCATAATCATGCTCAATACTGAACTGTACCCAAAACTTTTGAGGGCTCGTGCTGTCAGGACGAGGGAATAGACGTAGTCTGTTGTCTAATATCTCATAGGAATAGTGGGAAATGCGGGTCCACAAGGCGTCTTCATAGGCCATGGCCTGGAGTTTATTCTGCCATGCGGGAACAATTTCAAAAGTAGAATCGTCGGCGTATTGACCATAGGTGCGTAAGTTACCAACCACGGAAAAACCCCCGTAGTAGCCGTAAAAGCGCCACATAGCCCGCGGAGTTTTAAAAAACACCTTTCGTACTATCACGCGCTTGTCTTGAACACGGCCAAAGAAAAGCGCGCTGTTCTCGGTAAGAGAAGAGGCTGATAAGATCGCCTGAAGGTCGTAATCCTGTTTACCGGGCTGCATATTGAGAGACCCCGAGTATATGGGTAGTTTACCGGACATGCCGGCATCGTGCGAGATGGCTTGAGAAACGCGCCGAATATATCCATAATCAAAGCGCGGGTAGCGTAGTTCTATATCGGATCCAGAGAGGGCGTGACCGGCTATAATTTGGCCATCTTGGTCGAATGAGGCTGTGGCCGCACCAAGGAAGTCCGAAAGACTGTTTTTCGACTGGTGCAGGTTGATAATATAGGAATATTCAAGGACAGCCTCTTCATAGGCCGAATATACATTCCCCTCGGCTAATTCAATATCTAATACATCCCCACCCAGCTTCTTATACGTGTAGGACACTTGATCGGCGGCGCCAGATAGAAATGCCGCCGATGAATAAATCCCGAAAGGCAGTGTAGCGGATACATTTGTAGTGCTCCCCGTAGCGGGCAGTACATTGATGTTTGTGGTCGAGGCCGGATTTAATTTTGGGAGAGCCATATACGTTCCTCTATGAAGCTATTACTAAATAGAAAGCCCCGCCTCAAAGAGACGGGGCTTTAACTATTTTGACCTTACGTCGAGTATGCTAGTCTAGTTTTCCAGACCGCGGACAATAACAAGCCCATACATATCAGGACGAACCATCTTCTTGGCATATCGAGTCATCACGCCCTTGCGAGGCACGAAGTCTTCAACACCGAAGATCGTCGGAGTGGTCTGCAGCGGCACATAAGGTGCATACACATAGCCACTCTCAAGGAAGCTACTTCCACGACGGCCCACAAGGAGCAGATTACGCGGGAAGTAAGGATCGACGAGAACGTCGAACTTCTTCGAAAGCGAACCGACCTTAACAGCACCCGCGTCGCCGCGGTCGCTATCAGCAGTCACATTGGCACGGAAACCAGCAGTGAACTCAAGCAGGTTGGCAACTTCAGGCGAACAAACGACGAAGTTAGCAGCCCCACGCAGAGTTTTGCGATGGATCTGTGCTGACACATCATTGATAGTCTCAATGAGGGTCTCATACCACTCACTCACGTTACCGGTGAAGTCCTGCGTCACGCTGGAAATAGCACCCGTCTCGCGGTTGAGGAACTGACCCGGGTGTCGGGACCAGTAACGAACACCAGCGCTAGAGCCGGCGACGAGATCCTCAAGAATCTCGCGATCGATTTCGAGAGCGATCTGCTCAGACAGAATCTGAGTAAGCTCGACCTCGGCATCAAGGTTGTGGTAGGCGTTAAGATCCTGTCCTAACTCCGGAGTCCACTTGGCCTTGAGCTTCTTGGTAACCGCGGTCACGGCAACACTGTCGACCTTGATGTCGATCTCGGGGATCGAATCATTGCCTTCAAGAGCCCACTGCGCTGCACCTTCGATGGCACCAATTGCGGTACCCACCGCACGGAAGTTATCCGTAATCGGGAAGGTTCCCTGAGCATCAAGGACACTAGAGCTAAGACCCACTGGGGTCCCAGCGGCTGTGGCACCCACGAACACCGCAAAGATGTTAGCCGAGCCGTCAGCAATATCGGCCTTCACACCGGTCTCGTTCGAGGAACTCATCGCCGTAAGCCGGCTGACCAGAGTCAGATTGACCGTGTTAGATGCCGTCAGAGCAAGAGCCGAGAGGTCACGCAGATTGAACTGCGACGCGGCCGGAATAAGCTTCTGGCCGATAACGAAGTCAGAACCAGAAACGAGATCAGGGTCGAAACGCAAAATCTTGTCCACCTGGGACTGAGGCATGACCTGGTCGGGGGATCCCTCGGAGGCCAGTCCGGACCAACCACCGTTGCTCCCCAGAGTACCGGAGAAAACAACGTTCCACGCGCCGCTTGTACTGCCTGTAGCCGAAGAATAACCATTGCGCAAGTTGTAAGGACCACCCGCATCAGTGCCGGCGAGACCAAGAAGGTCAACACCACCAGTGATCTGGGCGCCCACGACGTCGCCGCCGTAAATCGACTTACCGAACTGGAACCCAAGACGGGTTTCTTGGTTCTGGCCAGAGGCCTGGTATACACCACCAAAGGTGAAGTCGAGGAAGAAGATGAGGCCCGAAGGCAAGCTCATCGGCTGAACGCTAACGAGATCGTTGGCGATCAGACTGCCGAATACACGGCGAACGAGGGGGAACGCGACGGCAGCAAAGCCCTCAACGTCTCCACTAGCCATAGTGGAGCCCTCACGGAGAATTTCCTTTGCTTGGTTCTCAAGCAAGCGGGCCATTCCCTGTCGTTTGGTATCGTCTCCGATACCCTCAAGAAGACCGGTCTGCTCCCACTTGGTAATAAGTGCAGCGCCCTCCTTCGAAAGATCGCGATTAACGATACCTTCTGTTAATTTCTCTACAATAGACATTTTAAACCTCCTTATATAATGTTAAACTGAATGTCACTTTGTTAAACCTGCTAAACGCAGCATTCGACCCATGTTAGGGTCTCGTGTTGCCTCGTTGTTTCTCTTGGAATTGATCAAAAGCGATGTAGGTCTTTGGACGGCTTCACGCAGTGTTTGTGGTCTCGATCCCTTTGTGGAATTCGAAACACCCACGGCGTTTTGAATTGTCTCAAAAATCATATTCGCTTCTTCAACAGAATGGGCAAGTTGAACAGCCTCGACAATTTTATGTTTTTGTCGCTCATTCAAGGAGGCGCTATTCAAAGCCTTGTTTTGATAAACAAGCTTGGCGTTATCCAAGTTCAGCTTCGTAAGCTGATGCTTGGCTTCTAATAAGAGAGCTTGTAACTCTCTATTTGATTTTCTAACGACGGCAACTTTAGATTCGTAAAGTTCCGCGTCTGATACCACATCAGAAGCAGTGGAGGTGCTAGCCTCAATCTCTTCTTCTTCTAAATGTGCAGCTGAAGCAGCTGCCATGGCATCGTTGTTGGCTTGCTCGACGCTATTGTCGGCTGAGTTGACAGACGACCATCCTTGCGGGCGCGGGGTCATATCAACCACCAGCTCCTCAATCAAGTCGGCGAGCATTTCTTCTGTTAATGCGATGTCTTCATCTTCTTGGAGCTCTTCGCGGTCGGCTCCTCCGGCGAGACTAGCGGAGTCTTCTTCAGCATCGTCTTTTAACTCAACGTCGCTAATTTCTTCCATCATCTCATCGGCCATGCCGAGAGCATCGGTTAAATCTTCTTGGGCGACTTCTTCGCCGGCGGCCTCTTCCTCGGCAATGCGAGCTTTCAATTGATCAAAATCAATTTCAATCAATTCGCCGTCTCGAGGGCCGTCGATCTCCTCGTTGGCAAAACCAAAAGGAACGTCTTCAGTAAAAGTAGTATCAGCGCCCTCTTCAGGTGCCTCTTCCAATCCCAATTCATCCTGCTCTAATAAGGTGGTGATAGCATCCCTAACTTCCCCCGAATACTTCTCCAATACGGCGTTTTCCGCATTCTTAAGTGCAGCTTCCTTAAGGGCTTTAGCGTCTACAATCGCTTCTTCTAATAGTGAAGACATAGAATTAACTCCAAATCTGATGATTCATCAAAAATAAATAGTTCGTAAGATGGGGAAATGACTAATAGTTGTGATTTCTAGTGTCCCTGCTGCCTGTTATCTGTTAAAATAAACCAATACGTGCCAGTACTCAGAAGCGTAACGCTCTGCGCGCCGCCGTCGATTTCGATTGAATCCTCTGGTCCCGAATCCTGGTTGGAACCCATAAACTGACCGCCAGAGCCGGTAATCGTAAGTTGCTGCTCGCCATCGCCGGTACTCAAAATGTGATATGTTCTTCCGGTAACTCCGCTAGCAGCTGGAAGAGTTACGGTGGCATCATCGGTGTCAGT